TGAAAGATGAACCTGTTTCATTTAAGAAGATGGAATCTGGTAAAACTCGAGTTTTTACTGGTGGGGAATTCGCATGGTCAATTGTAGTGAGAAAATATCTTTTATCTCATATACGTTTGATTCAAAATAATCCATTTGTGTTCGAAGCAATGCCAGGAGTAGTAGCTCAATCTACGGAATGGCAAAAACTATATGATCATTTGACTTTTTTTGGTGAAGATATGATAGTTGCTGGTGATTATGGTAAATTTGATAAGCGAATGGCTGCTCCATTTATTTTATCAGCTTTTAGTATTTTAGAACGCTTAGCAAAGAAAGCTGGGTGGCCTGATGAAGATTTGCGATATATTAGATGTATAGCTGCAGATACAGCATTTCCTTGCATTGATTTTAATGGAGATTTAATTGAGATCCAGGGGAATCCTTCAGGACATCCCCTAACCGTCATTATTAATTGTTTGGTTAATAGCTTGTATATGAGATATGCATATTTGCTAATTTCGGGAAAACCAATAGAAACTTTTCAAGAGAATGTGCGTTTAGTTACCTATGGTGATGATAATATTATGGGTGTGAGTAAATCATGTCCAGGATTTAATCATACTAGAATAGCAGCCGCAATGAAATTGATTGGGGTTGAATATACTATGGCTGAAAAAGAAGCTGAAAGTATCCCATATATCAATATACGAGACGCATCCTTCTTGAAAAGGGCATTTCGATTTGATAAAGATATTGGTTGTATTGTTGCCCCATTGGATGAATCATCGTTCCATAAAATGCTGACTTCTCGGTTACCAAAGAAGGATTTTGCAGCTGAAGCTCATGTCATTTGTGTTGTGGAAACCGCACAAAGAGAGTATTTTTTCCATGGTAAGGAGATTTTTGAAGAAAAACAACTATTTTTCCGAAAATTGATTGATGATTGTGGTCTATCTAAGTGGGTGAAAGATAGCACATTTCCCAAATATTATGACTTGGTTTATGATTTTTGGATGCGATATGACGATGTAGAGAGCGCAATGAAATTTTCGTTCCGGGAGCACACCCCACAAAGCAGGGAGCACACCCTACAAAGCGAAATGGAGAATACCATAAACCGTTCTCAGGCTTTATCAGCCGAAAGAATGTATGAACAGATAGGTCAAACTATTCCAGGTAGTGGGTTCCGAGTAAAATCCACATGTTGTACACTTCGACAAGACGAGGTGTCCGTTCCGAACCCGGTGTGTTCGGTTTCTTCATCAAGTAGCGTGGATGAAGAAGAGATTTATCGCTACGAAACTCTTGGTTATCATTTATGGCAGGCTCAATCAGAGGAAACTTCTATGGGAACTACTGAAGATTCAACTATTCAAGAGGAAAAAGCACAAACTGTGAG